CCAACTTCCGCAACAGTCTTCTCTTTAGTATTTCCACCAAATAATTTAAAGATACCACCACCAAGCTGTTTAGCAAGACCGCCTAAAGATGTACCACCTTTACCATCTTTACCACCAAATTCTTTACCGAATACTAATTCAGTAAGACCTTTAGTAAATGAATCAATAACACTATTAGTAAATGAGTCCAACCAAGAGTGTATTAAAGTGCCAAATTTAGACTTACCTTCCTTCTGATAACCTTTGAAGTATGCTGAAAGACTTTGCTGCAAACTATTTTGCATTTCACCTGCAAATTGTTCACCAACTAATTTCCATTCAGGTGATCGAACACCTTTAATTGCTTTAGCGAAAGACTCACGAATTACAGCTTCTCTATCAACAGCATTCTTACGAATTGCTTCAGAGATATTAGGATCCTCTTCGATTCTATTAAGCTCATCAAGAGCCTTTACGATTCCGAATGAGATCTTCTGATCTTTCTCGGACATAAAATAGAATGTTGCTTTATCAATATCGATGCCATATTTACGAGCACCTTCAGAAAGTGCTTTAAAAGTAACACCACCAACATTAAGTAAAGCATCTGCAAGAATCTCTTGTGTTTTAGCAGTAAGTTTAAGAATAACTGCATCTGCACCTTGGCGCATTTCAGCTGTAACAGTAGGATCAATCTGAAATGTGTCAATAACATCAAATGCTGCAGCTAATTCAGACTCCATGCCTTTAATAATCTTGAACTGAGATTCAGATAAAGCATTAATAGCCTCTTTAGTAGCTGTAATACTAAACTTGTCAAACATCTTCTTGACATTATCACCAAAGGGACGATAGTCTTTAACAATATCTTCGGCTTCAGCACCACCCTTACGACGTAAATCATCAAGAGTAGAATACTTACCTTCAAGGCCTTTCGGTAATTTAGCAGAACCAATACTGCCAATAGGAACATCTTCAATCTTCTTTGTTTCAGCGGCTATCTTTTGTGCTATATCAAAAATTCTATTTCTAGATTCATCAGTCATCTTTCTGAATTGGTCCATTGAAAGTTCAAGTGCAGGAAGATTATCTGTAATAACTCTAAAAGCATCTGATAGTTTAATAATATCACCATCTGCTTTCTTATTCCATGTTGAAGGCTTTTCTTCAATATTAGACTTTGAAAGAATATCCTTAATAACATCTGTAAGTTTAGCAGCTTCTTCTTGCGCCTTGTTAGCTAACCAGCCTTGACCATGCTCAGTAAACTTTTGTGATTCAGCAAAGAGTTTATTACGCTGATCAATAGCAGCTGCAATTTGATTAATTTCAGAAGGAGTAATACCTTTGAGCTGCTCAGGTTTCATCTTAAGATCTTGCAATTGGCTACTAACAGCAGCCATTGCTTCATCCATATTCTTAGCAGCTTCAATTTGTTTAGTAAAAGCACCTTTAACTTCATTACCAATATTAGTAATACCAGCAGTTTCTACTTTAGGTTCATTCTTTAAACCAAGACCAATTTTGCTCATCATTTGAGAGAATGTGCTTTGCAAGAATTCAAGAATTCCTTTGAAATTAATATCGCCTTTCTCTGTTAAGGCAATACTCTTAAAGTTATTTAAGAATCCACCAAAGCCTTCATTAGTGACGACAACAGGTACTGTTTCACCATAACCTTTATTAGAATGTAATAATGCACCTACAGAACCACCTTGTGCAAAACCTTGAAGTGTGCCATTATTGATAGCAGTAAGCAGAGTTCTATTCTTAGATGCAGCTTTAGCATTAACAACAAATTCACCATTAGAAAGCATCGCAGGAACAGAATCAGACTCTCCGCTACCAGGCCCTACTATAAGACCTCCCATTGCTTTCTTGACACCTTCGTTGTAATTAGTAGGACGCTTTAATGTTTCCCACAAATTTAAGAAGCCATCCTTGATGGCATCAACAATAGACTTACGTATACCTTCAGATATCTTGGACCAGACATCTAATGGCGTCATTTCACCTATTTTGGGATCTTTAGAGATTGCTTCATTAACATCAGCTGCTCCCTTGAAATTCTGCTGATTCTCTCTTAAGAAACCTTTCACAAAATCAGAGGTAAGGCTCTTCCAAAGCACATAAATAGCAACACCAGCAGCAAGTATTGTAGCAGCACCAGCAATCATTGGACTGCTAATGGCAGCTGCAATTAATGGGCCAGCCCAAATAAAGACTTGACCAATCATTGTAGATACAACAACAGCGGCAGCAGAGAATGCACCAGTAATAAGATGAGAAAATGCACTAGCTGCAAGAGCACCAACGAATTGACCAGCAACTGCACTACCAAGAGTAACAGCAAGCTTTTGCCATTCAGGCGAGTCCTTCATACCCTTGGCAATATTAGCACCAATTTGATATCCAGCAACACCACCAATAGCCCCACCAACTGCACCAAAGAAATTGTGGAAGCCCTCTAAGAATGCTTGTCTTGATTCGCGCATTTTCTTATTAAATGCATCAAGATTGGCTGTAGCTTCTTTATGTCTAGCATCTAAGGCTTTAGTCTCTTGTGCAATATTAGAAAGACGAATTCTAGAATCATCAACCATCTTTTGAGATATTGATGCCGCGCGAGCATCATCTTGAACAGCAGACGGAAAACCTCTAACACCTTTTGTACGAAGCGTATTATCAATATCTTGTGCAGACAGACCTGTAGCAGCGTTAATTCTACTGACTTGTTTAAAATATGTCTGAACACTTCTGTTAAAGTTATCCTGAAGTTTAGTTGGTAAGTCACGTAATGCAGCACCGAGATTGTTAACTTCTCGTGTCATTGCAAAACGTTCACCAATACCAGTAACTGCACCAGCTAATTTAGTAGGTGCTGTAGCTAATCCAATAGCGGCTGTTGCAAGAGTCTTTCTACCAGCCTCAAAAAGCAACATTAGCTTAGCTATTAATGTGAGAAATCCAAAAGGATCTTTTAGCACATTGCCATTAAATAATACATCAAGACCTTTATTAATTATTTGTAAAAATACATTCGCAGCACCTGCAAATGAATGACCCGCTGAATCTGTCAATCTACTAGAAGCAATAAAGAAGGCAGAGCCTAGTGCTGAGAGAAGAACAGTCCGAACAGGGCCAGCATTAAAAGCAGCTATAATAGCTGTACCAAATACAGCTGTCAAACCTGCAAGAACAGGTACTTGCCAATTAGAAGGAAAGGCATTAAGAACATCATGTCCAAATGATCTATCTTCTCTATTTCGCTGAGGACCTCTACCAACATTAGCTGCATTATCAATACGTGAACCAAATACCACGCCAGGTACTTGATCCTTGATGCCAGCTATCTGTTTTACTGTATGTTCAGCAATATCTTTAACTGAAACAAACTTTTGTTGGAGACCATTCCAGAATGTCTCAAGATTACCCATGAAACTCTTAGATTTATCTTGAGTACCAATGCGTAATAATTCAACAACACCACCAACTGCGAGGCCAACATAAATAAGTTCTTTCTTAAATTTAGTAATAACACTAAGACCAGCAATAAAAGGAGCAGCCAAGTTTATACCAGCAAATGTCTTTTGTACACCATCAGCAAGACCAATTGTGCTTGCTAAAGGACTACCGAGCAATTTACTGAACCATCCAATAATACTCTTAATTAAATCAGGTATAATTGAATGACCAACTAGCTTATCATACATTCTGAGGAATATATCAATAATACCATTAGCCCAGCCCTTAACTACCTCATAGGCAGACTTAAGATTTGGAAAGAATTTGCTAAGATCAATTGTAGGTAATTTAAAGTCAATACGACTAACATATGATTTAATTATCTCTACAATCTGACTAAAAGTAGTTCCAATAGTCTTTAATAGTGTACCACTTGAAAATGCAGCAGCGACATTTTGATATATTGTCTTTACATTAGCTATGATAACAGTTGATGCACCAACAAATAAGTCAATCATTGAATCGACTACAGGCTTGGCTTGTGGGAATGCTTTACCAAACATATCATACAATGCTATTGCTGTTTTCTTGAATACATCATATAGATCATCAAATAACAAGACTGATTCAAACACAAAAGTAGCAACATAACTTCTTGCTAGAACCATATAGAAATGGAAGTTCTTAGCAAACTCACCTAGCTTAATACCAATACTATTTATAAAATCAGCAATAGGATTCTTAGTACCAAAGAATTCTTCTTTAGCTGCATTACTAAGTAACGATAGACCAGTCTTGAGATTAGTAAAAGCATCACCAAATGTTACACCTAATCGTTTAAATGCAACATCAATTTCTTCTGTCTGCTCAAGCATACCTTTAAGAGCAGCGACAGCAGTAATTTTGCCTTGCTCACCAAGCTTCTGAAGATCACCAAAAGGTATCTTAAGACCTTTAGCTAACACTTGACCAAGAACAACATTATTCTCGAGAACAGATTTTAAATCCTGCCCAGCAAGAACACCACGACCAATACCTTGACTGAACTGCAACATTGATGCAGCAGCTTCTTGAGTATTTGCGCCAGACAACTTAAGTGTTTTAGCAACTATCTCAGTAACTTTGAGAATATCTTTTTGACTAATACCAATTTCTGCACTATTTGCTGCAATACGCTGGTATAGCTTTGCAACAGGTTCTAATTCCGTTCTAGTACTAAGCGCGATTTCCTTTACGCCTTGTAATGCTTTTGTGAAATCAGCTGTACTCTTAGTGACAGCGATAATACTGTTTGATAACTTTGTGAATGAATCAGATAACTGAGCCATTCCACTAAGTGTAGCACCTATGGCAAAGATAGTACCTGCAGACTTAGCAAGTGTCATGAATGATGTCGATGCTTGTTGAGCAGACATCTTTACATCATCAACACCTGTCTTTAATTTCTTTAAGTCTTGTTGTGCAGCACTAGAGTCAGAAATGGTCCTAAGTATAAGAGGCATTTCTTTCTCCAAAATTTTGCCCAAGGCTATTAACCCTGGGCAAGACCACATTAGAGTGGCTCGACAATGGCACCCTGAGGTGTGCCGTACTTTAATGCTGTTGTTTCAATGAAGAATGCAGGTGCTTGTTGAGATGAACCTTGATTAAGATAATCTATATAAGGAACTGGATTAATTACATTGAAACCATCTTTTGTGGGTTGAATCTCCCATGAATCACGTGCATGTCCTGTATCAACAGGAGTATTATGCTTTAAATCTTCTTCAAGTGTAGTAACAGTAGCTTGAGCATCTTTGAGAACTATTGACTTTAATTCTTTATGAAGTTCAGCGAAAGTCTCTTCGATGCCTGTAAAGAACATACCTATGCTCATAGAAACTCCAATTTATCACCACCAGTAGCGCCCCTAAGAAAACCACCTAATGATGATCTCTGCAAAGCTTCACCAATATCTTTAGGTTCAAAGATTGCCTTTAATGATGGAAATTTATCACTTGGTTTTACATCTTCACCAGCTGCTCGTAGCAGATATGAGGTACGTAAGTCTTCTCTCCAGCCATATGGCCGTCTATTGAAGTAATCTTGCCAACCAAGTAATTCATCATAAGGCATTTCTTTAAGTAGTTTGTACAAAGGCATGCCCAAGAGAAAGCTGATCTCAAATAAGTCCAGCTCTTCCTTGGACAGTTCTATTTTCCCGCTTCTCCTGAGAAACCAGAATACTTCATGATAGCTGTGGAAAGTGTAGACAAATCATCCATAGGATAAGTAGCCCATTCATCATCAGTCATATCTGCAGCTCCTTCAGCTGATAATCCTATGACTTTCTTCATAAGAGTAAGACCAGCCTGAGGATCCTTAGCCTTTTCAGGATCAGCAATATCTGCTTGAATATCAAGAACTTCTTGAACACTAAGTTTATGAACAATAACCTCTTCGCCCATAAACTTGATCTTCTTCGACTCACGTCGACCTATCAACTTCTTGAAAGGATTTGTAGCATCAGCCATGTTATCAACCTGTAATATTGAGGACATTATTCGCCCTTGAATTCATCTTGATTAAGTTCTTGAAAGTCATCTAGTTGCTTCCGCATTTTGTGCAGACATGCTAATGTCTTAAAGACTTCTTGTGAACGTTCCTGATTCTCACTGAACTCACCAATGCGTTCAAATGTCTTCCGAATACTGATATCAATACTCTTCCGCATATGTTTCGCAGTAGTTCTCAGCACATACCCAATACTAAAGGGCTTGAGTTGTACATCTGTATCCATGATATTCCTGATTATAGAGATTTAGAGGCGCATGGCTGTCGTTTAAGGATACCGTTCCAGGACCCCCTCTATAACTCACTTAGATTGTGTAGGCACCATAGACTTGGGACTGCACTGTAATGGTAATAGTACCAACATTGGAATCTGTCAGATTAGGCTTAACCAGCAGCGCTTCAATCTTACCAACCCAGTAGTACTGACTATTTTGAACTGTACCAAGACCGCCAGCTGTAGATGCATACTTTGTAGCACCTGTACCGGTAGACTGAGAATTCATCAGAGTAAAGCGGAAGACATATTGATTACCATCGCCAACGGCATTGCCAAGTAAAACGCCGGCATCTTTAGACCAATCAGAAGCAACGAAATTCATGGTAATTTCCAT